GGTGCTGAGTTCGTAGCTGATACAAACTTAGTAGAAAAATTCTACAAGAAAAGGGAAGAGATACATGCAGAATAGTGTAACTAAAAACAATGCGCTTGACTTCACTGACAATGAGTGGGGTCAACTCATCAACGCCAATGGACTGCTTATCATGTGGTTCATTGAGTGGAACAACAGAGAGTGGCACAATATACCTGACACTAATATCCTGGAATTTTTTGCCAAAAAGTATCAGCAATCATCAGGGTGTGAGCCTTGGCCTATGAAGGATAGTAAGATATCACTCGATGGTAAGTTTGTATCGGAGGGTGACGATGACCTTGAGCCATACTTCCTGATCAATACGGATGATGGCGTTGGGTACATCTACCCTTATGCTTTCGTGGCATTGCCTACCAAGTCAGGTGGTCACCATGTAGTAAGGATGGATTGATGGATAGAGAGGACTTTTACAAGTGGCTTGAGACTTGCCCAACGCATGAGTGGGAAACATCAGAGATGTGTGAGATTGAGAACTACGTTCAAGTAACATTTAAATTATTGGAGGATGACGATGACGACTGAGTACCAAGTAAGTGTACACTATAGCGAGGGTACTGTCTTATATCTTGAGGCAGATACCCCTGAACAAGCAGAGGCAAAAGCACAGGCTATATTAGAGGAACATGGCGAGGCTTACTACCCAAAAGAGTATGCACCTAACCCAGTTCATAGAGACTACATGGTAGTAGATGTTTTGGAAGGAGGATAGACTGATGTATGGTAAACATGAAGTAGAAGGCTACTGGGTATTGGATGAAGTTTCCCCATCAGGAGAAAACAAAAAGCTTTTAGATAAAATAATTATTGATATGCTATTTGATTCAGGTTGGATAAGCGAGGAACCAAAACAACCTTTGGATATTGAGAATATTGATATAATAGTGAGAGGAGTTTAAAGATGTTACCAGATGAAATGGAAGCTGAGAAAAACAGAAAGATGATACTCGCACAGGCTGACGAGATTGAAATACTCAAGCGTAATGTGAATGAGTTACAAGCACAACTTAATGCTGCACATAAAAGGATAGCCTCACAGAGTGAGGATTGGGGTGGCATGCGTGACAAACTAGATTCAGCACTAATACATAACAAGAGACTGATAGAACAGAACGCTGAAGCTATGGTAATCATAGGACATAAGCAACAAGAGCTAGATGCTATGGAAGAAAGTGAATGCTTCTGTGGATTAGCTGATGAACCAGTGATGGCAACGGAGGATATATAATGCACATCAATGAGACAACTAAGCAAATGATACGAGAGATCGTAGTCGAACTGTTCAAGGAAGTAGCATCCAAGCAAACGTTTGGAGTAAGCGATGAAGTGATACAACTAGATGAACACTTACACGATTGGGTAGGTGCAAAGATAGACAAGTACAAAGTAAAAGTATATGGTGCAAGACTAGAGGAGAGATACTAATGCAACCACAAAACGTTAACCCACATCAACGCATCAAGTGGGAACCAACTATCAAACAGAAACAGATACGGTGCAGACTATTCGGCAAGGACTTTGACAGCGTAGCACAAGCGTCTAGGTACTATCGTATCTCATACTCATGGGCTAAAGAAATGGTACATGCAGGACGCAACCAAGAATCCTGGCCAAGACAAATTCATCCCACAAAAGGTAAGTGGCGTGACAGAATAGGAGAGGAGTGGCACTATGAAGTGGCTGATACTGATACTACTAACGAAGGGTAATCCCCTTGTGCTAGACCGCCTACCATTTGAGACAGAGGATGATTGTGTGGCGTATGTAAGTGACTACAATAACGCAGAGGAATTTGCAGTAGAAGTCATTGCACATGCAGGATTTAATGCGAGAGTGACAGGTGTGTACTGTGTCACCAACCAAGAGAGGAAGACCTATGAAACTATACAAAAACTCTAACGGTGTATGGGCAGGTACACAAGCTGACGCACGTAAGTATTGCGGCAAGGTATACAGCACTGTCGATGTACCAACTGACAAGCCTAACCTGTTGGGGTTTCTCAACCTCAATCAGGTGGGCAGTCTAGCCAGTAGTCCTACCTTGGAAGAGGTAAGAACTGGTGAGCCTACCACCAGTGCAATGGCATGGTTCAGGTGGAGTTATGACTGTATGTGCAGAGGAGAGTACGATGATGCGAAGGAACATCTAGCCAAAGCATTAACGATGTCGAGGAAGGAGAAGACTGATGAAGAGTGAGAAGTTAAACATAGAGGTGTCATTATCTAGTGAGCATTCATGCTACGTAAGTGTAAAAGATTACACGATATACGTAGAGGTGAGTAAAGCTACAAATGATAAACCATACATAAGTTTCTGGAAGAAAGGATGGGAAGATGATAGAGCTGTTACTGTCAGTCATTGAGGAACCTAATCAGTTCCACAAGTATTGCATGGAGAAGCATCAACACTGGACAGACAGAGCCGCATGTGTACAAGAGCTACGACATGCTGAACGTAAGCTTGAAGTAGAAACACTACGACAGTTCTTGAAAGAGAACCCACATTACAGGTATCCAGGAATGGCTTTGCCAAACGGAAAGATAAAACCACTTGACGTATGCTGGGGATCTGATAAAACTTATTACATTGGAAGTGACAAAGTAAAGAGGAGTAAATGCTGATGCAAATACAAGATGAACTACCACTTGACCATGAGCCTAGCCTAGATCACTGGGCAAAAGCTCTCGCTGATGATGACATAGCTACAGGTTATCACACAAACTGGGATGCCGCCTACGAGAGTGCTTGGAACTATTTAGAGGATGCAAATCTATACCATGATGAATATAGGAGTATGCACTGATGTCATATGAAGTATGGTTTGGACAGAATGGTAAGTGGTTTGGATACCACTCATTCAAACACAAGATGGATGCCCAACGCTATGAAGAGCGTTACAAAAAGGTATTCCCTAACTTAACTGTAGAGATACGGAGGAGAGAACATGCGAGTTAGTCCTGATGGATGGCGTTACAAAGTCACACCTATAGACAGGGTGATCAACGACTGTAAGCGCAGAGCAGATGATGCTTGGTGGGATGGCAACGATGATGAAGCTAGACTACATGAGCAGGAACAGAAACTATATGAGAAAGACAAAGAGGAGGGCGTACTATGGGTGCCGAACTTTTAGCAGCAGCATTCCCACTGGTGATTGCAATAGCATGGACAATAGGTTTTGTCTTATTATGGATAGCACATTTAAATGGAAAGTGAAGATGGAAAGAATCCGAATACGCCTTTCGATGATGCTACACATTGGGTGGGTAACCTACCTCGTAAGGATACTGATAGCACTAAGCGTGTTACTAAACGTCTTTCTTGGTGGCAGATTAAATCAGACATTCTCCGCAAGAAACTGGGAATGGAAACGAAATGGGAAGACTAATCTTGTGCGACTATTAGACACATTGCTTGGCGATGGTCACTGTAGTAGAGCATGGGCATACTGGAAGGTAAGGAGGAAATGGTAATGAATATCCCGAAGCATAACTGTACGTTAGAGGAAGTAATAAACTTCTATCGTAACTCAGATGTTTATCGTAGGTTGTCCTCCTCCTCACAAAAAGACTACGATAATCACTTGTCAGCTACACTCATCACTGAGGTAGAGGGCAAGATGCTTCGGGCATATCGCTGTAAGAACTTGAAGGTTCGACACATAACACAAGCATATGAGCAATGGCTAACAGTTGGTACTCGCACTGCCAACTACAGACGCAGTGTCCTTTCTGCTGCGTGGAAACATGCCATGCGACATGATGTGTTCATTCACAATCCAATAGCTTTGGTTCAGACCGTCACTGAAAAACCAAGGCGAGTACATTGGAGCCGTGAACAAGTGTCAATCTTTCTTGACACAGCTTACAGCGACTTTCGATGGCGCAGCATTGGACTGATCGTTCATATGGCATATGATTGGGGTCAACGTGTAGGTGACATACGTCTACTTACATGGGATAGTTTAGACTTAAACCATTGTCGTATTGATATGACTCAGAGCAAGCGTAATGCAGAGGTACACCTCCCTATATCTCAAGGCTTGTGTTCCATGCTGCGTCAACAGAAGGAGGAGTTTGGCTTTCAAGAGTACGTAGTACCAAGAGTCAAGCCTAGAGCAGGAGCATATACACCTTATGACAAAGAAGAAATCTCGTTATATATCAATAAGATCCTGGAAGAAGCTAATCTACCTAAAGAGCTTACGGCTATGGATCTACGTAGGACAGCGGTCACAGAAATGATGGAGGGTGGTGTCGATCTTGCAGGTATCATGCAGGTGACAGGCCACCAGAACACAGCCTCAGTTAAGCCATACATGGTCAACACATACAGTGGTGCAAGCAAGGCACTAGCAGCAAGAGGTAAGCAAGATGAGGATGCGTGACTTCATTGATGATCTAGGTTTGAAAGAGGGCGACAGATACAGAGGTGACTGCCCTCAATGCAGAGGTAAGAATACATTTACTGCTACCAATACATTAGGTGACATACAGTACAACTGTTTTAAACTAGGCTGTACAATACGTGGCATCTATGTTACAGACATGACAGCAGCAGAGATATACCAACGCATGAAAGATCAACAGACGCAACGTGCTTACACAAATATAAACAAGGAGAAGGAGACTATGGAGATACCTGAATACGTGGTGACCCCCAAGGCAAACCACACAAAGCACCAACGCTTTGTAAGACGATGGGGATTAGCAATAGCTGATACTATGTACGATGTTAAGGATGAACGTGTAGTTTTTCCTATCAAACACAAAGGTAGAATCATTGATGCTATAGGCAGGGCAGTAGGTAAGAAGCAACACCCTAAGTGGTATCGCTACACAGGAGAGGCTGACTACTACACCATAGGTAATGGTAAGATACTACTCATAGTCGAGGATGTACTGTCAGCTATCATAGCTACACAAGAGTTACCATACATCACAGCTATGGCTATCTTAGGTACAAGCTTGAGTCCTAAACACATGCAGAAGATAGGAGAGTACAACAGAATTATTATAGCCCTTGACCCTGATGCCATAGGTAAGACAGTAGAGTATCGCAGAGAGATAGAGTTGTGGACAGGTAACAAGACTACCGCTATGAATTTGTTGGACGATATAAAGTATAAGATGGATGAAGATATAGATAAGTTAAAGGAGTTATGTAATGAGACTAGCAATAGTAATTGACGTAGACGGTGACATCATGTATGTACCAGAGGGTGCAGTGTTTGAGAATTTTCCCAAGCCTAAACTGTTTGACAACTTAAAGGATGCACAAGAAGAATGCGACAAGTGGAACACTGGTGTGATAGTAGACTACGACAACAACAATAAGACTGTACCTATAGTCAGGTCATTCGATGATGAGGAACGAAGAAGAGCAATGGAACGAGAGGAGATGAACAGAGATGATGGAACTAGCACTAGTAAAGACGCTACTCAGTAGAGAGTTTTATGATGACCACAAGGGTGTGCGTTGCCCTGAACGTATCTTCAGTAAGGATGTACGTAAGATAAAGCAAGCGTTGGATACAGCTATGGAGACATACGATGGTGACTTGTCTGTGTCTGACTTACATGCTGTGTTCAACCGTATCAATGCAAGCATGACCACAGCTACAAGGACAGCCTATGAAGATCTGTTCAAGCGTATCGAGATAGCTGAACCTATCAAGGGTGAGATAGCAGAGGACACATTGTCGCAGCTATTCCAACAGCATGTTGGTGACCTTGTAGCTAACTTAGGCTTTGACTTTGTGAATGGCGCAGAGAATAGTCTTGAACCATTACGTAAACTATTAGAGGAATACAAAGATGACTTTACTCCAAATCTTCGTGTCGAGTGGGATGATCATAGTCTTGATACTATCCTTGATGCAACGGCACTTGAATCGAAATGGAAATTTAACATACCCAGTCTGGCTCGTAGGGTGGAGGGTATCAGTGGTGGTCATCTTATCTTGGTTGGCGCTCGTCCTAATACTGGTAAGACTAGCTTTCACGCCTCACTTGTAGCAGGGGCTGATGGGTTTGCACATCAAGGTGCTAAGTGTATTGTACTGTGTAACGAGGAAGCATACACACGTGTAGCTGCACGATACATCAGTGCGTCAACTCTTATGACTATCAAAGAGGTACACACTAACAAAGCGTTAGCAGCTAAGAGATACAACTCTATCAAAGATCTTGTGCAGTTCAAGGACAGCACAGGTAAAGGTATGGATTGGGTTGAGTCAGTGGTAAAGTATGAGCGTCCTGACATAGTAATCCTGGATATGGGCGACAAGTTTGCCGACATCAGAACAGAAAGAACAGACATAACTCTCAAGGCAGCAGCTATCCATGCACGTAACATAGCCAAGCAGTATGACTGTGCTGTGGTGTGGATGTCTCAGCTATCAGCAGAGGCAGAGGGTAGGGCTGACCTGAACCAAGCCATGATGGAAGGTAGTAAGACAGGCAAAGCTGCAGAGGCTGACCTTATGGTACTGATAGGTAAGACCCAACAAGCAGAAGGAGAAGATGAAGATCCAATTAGATACTTGAACATTGCAAAGAACAAACTGAATGGCTTTCAAGGTAAGATAACCTGTCAGCTTGACGGTCCAAGATCGTTGTACTCAGCATGAGGTTGGTGCTAGACGTAGAGAATACTGTTACTAATCGTGATGGTAAGTTACACCTAGATCCATTCGAGTCTAAGAATCATTTGGTACAAGTGGGTATGCTAGATGCTGATGATCCTAAAGCTACACTTACTATCAAGACACTGGATCACAACGAAGCTACTGACTTCACTGGCTTTCAAAGGCTAGAGGTACAATGGAACTTAGACAACACTGACTTACTTATCATGCACAATGCACAGCATGACTTGATGTGGCTGTGGGAGTGTGGCTTCAAGTATGACGGTGACATCTATGACACCATGCTTGCTGAGTATATATTAGATCGTGGTCAAAGAAATGGCTTGAGCCTACAGGCTTGTGCAGAACGTAGACAACTAGAGGTACAGAAAGATGATACACTCAAGAAATATTTTAAGGAAGGTAAGAACACAAACGAGATACCTTTGGCTGAACTCTGTCATTATCTTGAGCATGACTTGCTTACTACTTGCGAGTTGTTCAAAGCCCAAGAGCGAGACTTTCTACTTCCCGAAGCATCTTCCCTTAGTACAGTCAAAAGAGTTACCTTCAATACATGCAAGACCCTCACAGAAATCTATATGGCAGGATTCAAAGTCGATCTTCAAGAGTTGGAGCGAGTAGCAAAGGAGTTTGAGAATGAGAAAGCGGAGATTGAAACAAGGCTACAAAAGAAAGTCAGGGAACTTATGGGCGACACTCCGATTAACTTACGCTCGCCTGAACAGAAGTCGCAAGTCCTCTTCAGCAGAAGGGTACATGACAAAAAAGAATGGGCTGATCTCTTCGAGTTCACTGCGACACAAGAAGAGTTTAAGGATGCCGTTGCTGCCAACTCGTCACCGATCTACAGGACTACGGCATACACCTGCCCTAGTTGCGAAGGGCAAGGTAAAGTATACCGACTTAAAAAAGATGGAACAAAGTTTGCTAGACCTAATAAATGCAAAGATTGTGATGCGAAAGGATACAGACTAAAGGATACACAACAGATAGCAGGGCTACGCTTCACTGCACCAAGCAAGAAGTGGGTCAGTGCTAATGGTTTCAACACAGGAAAGGATGAACTGGATGTACTTTCTTCAACTGCTAAACAGAATAGAATGGACGAGGCTATTGATTTCATTTCTGATCTTAAACGTCATAATGCTATCTCTTCTTACCTATCTGCTTTTGTCAACGGAATACGGTCATACACTAAGGACAGTGGATTTCTGCACGTTGGACTTACTCAACACATTACAGCAACAGGACGTTTCAGTGGAAGAAATCCCAACATGCAGAACATGCCACGTGGAGGTACATTCCCTGTAAAGAAAGTATTTGTATCAAGATTTAACAACGGACTAATAATGGAGGCCGACTTTGCACAACTCGAATTTAGGACAGCAGCGTTCTTGGCACAGGATGAAACAGCGATGCAAGAAATTTCAACTGGCTTCGATGTACATGCTTACACAGCAAAAGTTATTACTGATGCAGGGCAACCAACATCACGCCAAGCAGCTAAAGAACACACGTTCGCTCCACTCTTTGGAGCAAGCGGTTACGGACGCACGAAAGCTGAAGCAACCTACTACACCCACTTCAACGATAAGTACAAGGGCATAGCCAAGTGGCACAGGAAGTTAGGTGATGAAGCACTACGCTTTATGAAGATAACAAACGTATCAGGTAGACAGTATGCTTTTCCTGATGTGACAAGACGACACAGTGGTGTACCAACGCACTTCACTATGATAAAGAACTACCCAGTCCAAGGCTTTGCTACTGGTGATGTAGTGCCAGTGGTACTGAATGAAATGCATGAACGTTTGCGACATATGAAGTCGTGTTTAGTTAATACTGTACACGATTCTATGGTGGTTGATGTGCATCCTGATGAGAAAGATTTAGTATTGTCAATGGTGTGGACACTCAACCAGGATTTGAACAAGATAATAGAGGAGACATACGGAATAGATATGAATGTGCCTATGCTTTTAGAAGCAAAGATAGGTAAGAATTGGCTTGACACAGTTGATGTATAGTGTATAACTAAGACTCTTTAACTCTATAGAAAAGGATATAGAATGAGTAATGAACTAGCAATAGCAAATGAACGTGGTCAGTCTATGGCAGAACTAATGGGCGTGTCTATCAAGACAAGTAACGCAGACTTTCTACCATCAATATCACGTTTAGGAATGTTGCATCAACCTATCATGGGTGAAGTAGAACTCAATGGTAAGATGATAAAGACAGAGGTAGTACCTGTAGGTGCATTCACCCTCAAGACAGGGGATGATATAGTCTACAGTAATGGTGCTACGGTTCGTGTCTTTGCACAGCGTAACCAATGGCAGCGTTGGAACAGTGACACTGAAGAGATGGAGAAGTCTGTAATGTCTAACTCCCTCAACGGTGACTTGAAGGATAGCATTGGTGGGTTTAACTTAGGTAGACCTACTGGTTACATCGAAGACTTCAATGCACTGGATGATGCAACCAAGCAAGTGATACGTTCAGTCAAACGTGTCATGGTATACTATGGTACTGTCACACTGGACAGCCCTATGAATGAAAAGGGTGAGCCAGTAGAACATGCAGCAAACATACCGTTTGTTATGGATGTAAAGAACCGTGACAGCTTGAAGAGTATCAATGGTGTAATGAGTAGCTTCAAGAAGAAGAACATGTTACCCATCATGTCTACCATAAGTTTAACAGGTGTGGAAGATAGCATACCTACTGGTGCTAAGTTTGGTAAAATACAAGCAAGCACTGGTGACGCTGTTGAACTTGGCAGTGAAGACAACGATACCCTCAAGGACTTCCTAGAACTCATTGAGTATAGCAACGGTAAGATCCTAGACTTACACCATGATCGTGCAAAGATTGGTACGGATGGTGACGCAGATCTTGTCGAAGGTATAATCAATAATGACTTCGTGGAGGTTGCTGAGTAATGAATCACCCTGCTGAACTACAAGTCTTTAGCTACTTGCAAAAGGCTATGAAGGGTGAAGCTACAATGACAGAGGAGGTAGCCACACAGGTTGCCTCCGATGTTAAAGCTGCCTTGGACAAACAGTTTAACTCGCCACCACGTGATGAGTTTAGACTACGTATGTCTAACATAGGCAGACCTAAGTGCCAGTTGTGGTTTGAGAAGAACGATCCTGAAGATAAGATACCTTTGCCTCCACACTTCCTGATGAACATGATACTAGGTGATCTAGTTGAGGCTGTGTTCAAAGGGTTGCTACGTGCAGCAGGTGCTGAGTTCAAAGACAACGATACTGTCACACTCACACTGCCTGATGGACAGGAGATCAAGGGTGAGTACGACATGGAAATGGATGGCAAGATAGATGATGTAAAGTCTGCATCACCTTGGTCATACGCTAACAAGTTTGACTCATTCGAATCTTTACAGAAGGGTGATGGCTTCGGTTACATACCACAATTAGTGGGCTATTCTAAGGCTGCAGGAAAAGAAGTAGGTGGTTGGTGGGTGGTCAACAAAGGCAACGGTGAGTTTAAGTATGTCAGTGCTTCGGAGGTTGACTCTGAGCAGGTAATTCAGGACATCCAAGAAACGGTAAATTACATAGAGAAAGATGAGCCGTTTAAAAGATGCTTCGAACCTGTACCTGAGACATTTTACAAGAAGCCATCTGGTAACTTGGTGCTTAACAATTCATGTAAGTTTTGTAGCTTCAAACATAAGTGTTGGGATAGTTTAAAGACGTTACCATCAAGGGTATCCAAAGCTAAGAACCCACCACAAATTGACTACGTACTAATAGGTGATGGCCTTGCAGCGTAGGCATAACAAAAGGTTATACCGTAGCGGTCTTGAGCAAGAGGCTGCTGCGTTTCTAAAGACAAGACAGAAGACAGTAGAGTATGAGAAGATAAAGATAGAGTGGGAAGACTTACGCTATCGTGCATACACTCCTGACTTTGAGTTAGATAATGGTATCATAATAGAAACCAAAGGAATATTTAGTGCAGCAGATAGACGCAAACATATAGAGATACAGAGACAGCACCCAAAGCTAGACATCAGGTTTGTATTCAGCAACGCTAAACAAAGATTATATAAAGGAGCTAAGTCTAGGTACTGCGACTGGTGTGAACAGAAGAACTTTAAGTGGGCGCATCGTGTTATACCTGAAGGGTGGTTGCTAGAAAAAGGCAAGCGTATGAAAGTGCAGCGTGTCGTAGTTAAAAGGAGAGCCTGATGGCTTACGAAGTAAAAGATGGTGACGTGGCTATAGTTATTAGTCCTGAACTAGATGATGAAGGTGCATGGACAGGGATACTAAAGACAGGCTTAGTCTTTGGTGAGTCTCAGCATCCTATAGCTATGCGTAGTGCTATGGATTATGGCCTCACTATGGCAGCAGCTTCTGAAGTATTAGAAGACTACCCTGAACTAGCAGATTACTTTGATGATGCAAGACATAGGATATTAAAGGAGATGTTTCCTAAACAATACGCTGAATCAGAACTTGCATTAGAAAAAGAAATGGATTATACCACAGAAGGTAACGTAATCAAGTTAACTAAATGGACAAAGACATTGGGTGAAGCATGAGCAAACACGAAGAAGAAGAGTTTACCATAGAAGATATCTTCAAGGACTTTCCAAATGATGACGATGAAATGTTCAAGGAAGACATGGTAAACAAACCACCGCACTACAACATAGGTGGTATAGAATGTATTGATGCTATCATGGCTGCAACTAACCACAACAAAGAAGGATACCTACAAGGCAACATACTGAAGTACGTATGGAGGTATGACTACAAGGGTGGCCTAGAAGATTTGGAAAAGGCAGAGTGGTATCTAAAAAAACTTATTGAGGTATACAAAGAGAAGCACAAATGATACGTAAGTTTAGTGTCACGTATGTGATGGAAGTAGATGAGGATAACAACTTCTTATCTGCTCACGAAGAAGGACATACAGAAGATGTGCATGACTTGGTAAGTAATGTTATGCATGACATAGATGATGTGAAGATACACAACCTGAGTGTAAAGGAGAGATAATGATAACACAGGAAGATATAGACCACTTTGCAGATATGCAATCACCCATCATGGACATGGGGTACTACCAACAGGAAGCAGTGAAGACTGCTATCTATACTGACCCTATCATTTACCCTGCGTTGGGCTTGGGTAACGAAGCA